TATTAAGAAACAAGCTGCAGGATTTTATAGAGACATAGAATTAATTGACAGCACTACAGAACCCGATTCAGTACAGAAAAAATTAAATGAACTAGAAGGTATCAAAGGCACCGGTTCAGATTATTTAAATACAATTCTAGAAATGCATGTGGATTTAAATTTAGATGATTACGAAGATTTTGATGACAAAGCTAAAAAAATTAAAATTCCATACATTGTGACTATTGATGAAGGTAGTGGAGAAGTTTTATCTATTTACAGAAACTACAAACCTGCTGATCCTAGTTATTCAAGAATAGAATATTTTGTACATTACAAATTTTTACCAGGATTAGGTTTTTATGGTTTTGGTTTAACTCATATGATTGGTGGCTTATCACAAGCTGCAACACAAGCCTTAAGACAATTAATCGATGCAGGTACTTTAAAAAATTTACCGGCAGGATTTAAGTCTAGAGGTATTAGAGTTAGAGATGATGATCAACCAATTCAGCCAGGAGAGTTTAGAGATGTAGATGCACCTGGTGGAAATATCAGAGATCAGTTTTTTAATTTACCATTTACAGAACCAAGTCCTACCCTTTACAATCTAATGGGCTTTGTTGTTCAAGCAGGACAAAAATTTGCAGCTATCACAGACACTGGTGTTGGTAACGATACTCAAAATAGAGCAGTTGGTACTACAATGGCTTTGATGGAAAGAGGATCACGTGTAATGAGTGGTGTCCACAAACGTTGTTACTACGCAATGAGGCTTGAATTTAAAATTTTAGCTAGACTTTGCGGTGAGTTCTTACCACCAGAGTATCCTTATGACGTTTACGGTGGTCCAAGAAATATTAAACAAACGGATTTTGATAACAAAGTAGATATTTTACCTGTTGCAGACCCAAATATTATGTCTATGGCTCAAAGAGTAACTCTTGCACAGGCACAATTACAAATTGCACAGTCAAATCCAGGAATGCATAACCTACACGAAGCTTATAGACGTGTTTACGAAGCACTTGGAACAAAAACTATAGATCAAATTTTAAAACAACCACCAAAACAACCGGAACCTTTGGATCCTGCGAAAGAAAATGCACGTGCACTTCAAATGAAGTTACTAACTGCGTTTGAATTTCAAGATCATGATGCACACATTGCTGCTCACATGGCTTTTATGGCATCAAGAATGGTTCAAATCAATCCACAGGTGTACGCATTACTACAATCACATATTTCTGATCACATTTCATTCAAAGCTAAAGCACAAGTTAAACAAATGGTGATGGAAAATCCTGAAATGGCACAGATGGCTCAACAAGACCCGCAACAATTTGAAATAATGTTTGAAGCAGAGGTTGCCAAGATTGCAGCACAGATAACTCAAGAGTTAGTTCAAACTGAAAATGCTTCACAGAACAAAGAAGACCCTTTAATTAAAATTAAACAACAAGAAATTGATTTAAGAGCTATGGATCTTCAAAGAAAAGCTGAAGAAACTAAATTTAGAGCTGATCAAGACAATCAAAGAGCAGCACAGAGGTTAGAGTTTGATTATGATAGACTTGCACAACAAGATTCACAATCAGATGAACGTTTAGAGATAGCGAGGGAAAAACTTGAGAAGAAATAATGAAAAGGGTTTAAGTGGAGGCGTACGTTACGGGCCACCACCTAAAAAAGGATTTAACCCACAAGGGCTAACTGAAAAGAAGTTTAAAAGTGTCAAAAAATACACCAAAAAACTCGTACGAAAGTCTCCCGGTACAGTCTAAATTAATTTTTTTAGCTGGTATATTTGATGGAGAAGGTAGCTTTGGCATTTGGTCCAAAGGAAAAGACCGAACAAAAATATTTGCATGCAATATTGAGATGTCCGACAAGGATACACTACAAAAATTTGCAGATATGTTTGGAGCTAATGTTGTTCTTTGTAAAAAACGTCAAGCACACCACAAACAAACCTGGAGATGGAGACAAACAGGCTACAGGGCTTTCTTAATTATAGATAAAATGATAGAATTCATGAGTATAAGAAGACAGGAGAAATACAATGTGGTTAAGCGCAATAAAATTAGCGGCACAAGCAGGTACGCACATCTTCAAGAAGCGTCAAGAGACAAAGATGCTTATGGCGGACGCACAAATGATGCACGCAAGAAAGATGGCTCAGGGAGAAGAAGCTTACCAAGGTAAACTTCTAGAATCAAGAAATTCAGATTGGAAGGACGAGGCAGTTTTGATAATTTTGTCAGCGCCAATAGCAGTTCTGAGTTGGGCTGTCATAAGTGACGACCCAGGAGCGATGGACAAGGTAAAATTGTTTTTCGACATGTTCTCTCAACTCCCTTCATGGTTCACAAATTTATGGATACTTGTCGTGGCGAGTATTTATGGAATTAAGGGAACTCAGATCTTCAGAGGCGGAATGAATAAGGATAAAAAATGAACCTAGAAAGAGATTTACAAAAATTAAGAAAAGAAAGAGCATTGAAAGAATCTGCGATAGCTCAACTTCGTAAAAGAAGTAAAGATTCAATAGCTAGACCTAGAGCAAATAAAAATATATTATCAACTAATCCAGGAATGCAAAAAATATGACAAAGTTATGTGCTAGAGGCAAATCAGCTGCAAAAAGAAAATTTAAAGTTTATCCATCAGCTTACGCTAACGCGTATGCATCAAAAATATGTGCAGGTAAAATAAAAGATCCTTCAGGAACTAAAAGAAAAGATTGGGGACCTAAGAAAGCTTCTAAGGGTGCTGAAATAAAAGTTATCAAAGCTAAAAAAGGTGTAGACGTAGCTCCGTACTTAATTAAACAAACAACACAAAGTGGTAAAACAAAAATTGATGATCAAGGAGTTGGTGTAGATATTTATTCTAAATATGGTAATTTTGGGGTTAGCAAAAATAAAAATACACAATCCTCTGGTGGTAATTCATTAAAAACTAAATCAAAAAATATAACTTATGGTAAAAATATTAAAGTTGGAAAATCAAGCAATATAACTATTGAAGGTAACTTTGGAAAATCAAAAAATAAATTTAATAAACAAACTACCGCAGGTGGTAAAATAACTTTTACTAAGAAATTTTCTAAAGGTGGTCCACTAAACACATCTTCACATATGCAAGAAATGAAAAAGGCTAGTATCAAAATTAATAAAGTTATTAAAGGTTTAAAAAAAGCATCTAAGCTACACGCAGGACAAGCAAAAAGTTTAAGCACAGTTAAATTAGTAAGAGGAGGTGGTGTAGCTATAAGAGGACTTAACTTTCAAGGCGTAAAATAATGTATAAGCGAGGTACTTGTTGGGAGGGCTATGTCCAAGCAGGCATGAAGAAAAAGGGAAACAAAATGGTTCCTAATTGTGTGCCGTCAGGATCTGCAAAAAAAATGAAAGAAGGGGGACTAACAAAATGGTTCAAACAAAAATGGGTAGATATTGGAAGCAAACGATCAGATGGTTCATTCGCACCTTGTGGCCGTTCAAAACAAAGGGCAGATGCGAAGAGAGCTTATCCAAAATGCGTCCCACTTGCAAAAGCCACAGCGATGTCAAAGTCGCAACGGGCGAGTGCTGTCAAACGAAAAAGAGCAGCAGGTAACACAGGACCAAAACCAACTAACGTAAGGACATAAGATGTGGAAATGGATTAAAAAACTATTTAGACCTTGGAATCTAACTAAAGTATCACCTGATATCAATTCAGTAAAACCAAATACAGTAATATTTTCAAAAAAACCTAAGGGGTTAACAGGTCCCACAAAAGGTGATATAAAGAAATTAAAAGCACAGGGTAAAATATAATGGAAAATAAAACTAAAGTAATAACTTACATAGATAAACAGGGAAGAAGAAGAAGAAGAGAGATACTCATAGATACTAAACCCCGAAGACCTAGAAGAAGAAGAAACACACAAAGAAGACCTATAGGTTCTTTACCTACGGAACCGAGAGGTAACCCTGCTGTTGTTGAAACATTTGAAGATGCGAGAGAAAATCAAATGATCAACAGAGACGTACCAACTATGAAGCACGGTGGAGAAGCTAAAACTAGAGGTATGGGTTGCGCTATAAAAGGTGGCAAATTCGAAGGCGTTTTTTAGTTTACAAAAATCCTAAATAATATATAGATTCGCTATGAGTCTAAGGTCAACATTACTACAAGCTCTAGAAGATAGATATCAAGCTCAGATATCGGAAGCTGACGCAACTATTCAAATATACCTAGAAAAACCTGTAGCGATTGGTGAGCACCCACAACACATAGATGAACTTGATAAGTTAGTTGCAAAAATTGCAGAAGCTGAGGAAAAATTACAAATACTCCAACAATTCAAATTATGATTTATGGATAAATTGATTGAACAGTTAAATAGTTCAAAAAAACCAATTTTAGTAAATAATATACTTCCTTCTCAAGAAAACAAAAATATTATGCATATTCTATCTTTACAAGATAGTTGGTATTTTGGTTTTGAAGGTGATACAGACTATTCTTCAAGGGTAAAAATAGCTTGCACAAACGGTTACCCCCATATGGGTATGATGTTGAAGAGCGCTAGTGAAGGACATAAAGATTTTAACAATTCTCCACTAAACATTTATGGAAAACTTATTGCAAATATTGTATTTGAAAGACTTAAATTTAATTATAATAATATTTTAAGATTATGGTGGAATTATTATTTTAAAGGACAAGAAGGTGTAGGACACGTTGATATGCAAACTAAAAAAAATATTTCTTTGGTTTACAGTATTATGCCAACAGATGGTGGAACAGAAATTTTAAATCAATTTTACCCAGACGTAGAAGGCCAAGCTAAAATATTTAAAAGTGACTGGTTACATAGAGGCGTCACCACAAAACAAGATAAATCAAGATTAATTTTAAATATGGTTTTTGAATGATAGCAGGCGACAGCACTGAATACGAAATTATAACAGAAGCGTGTAAGACATTAGGGGACAACTTGTTAACTGCTGAAATAGGAGTTCGTCAAGGTAAAGGCACAGCCACAATACTAGAAACATTAAAAGATAAAAAACATTGGCACATAGGAATAGATCCATATGGTAATTTAGATTATCAACACTATGATAAATCTAGTTCATATACTTGTGATTACACAAACAGTATGAAACTTCAATTAATTAAAGATATTGACTATGAAAATTTTACATTGTTTCCGATGGGTGATGATGAATTTATGAAAAGGTTTTCTGATGGTGTGCCCATCTACAGGGAAAAAAAAGAAATAATAAATAAATACGATTTAGTTCATTTTGATGGACCCCATAAAACTGTTGATGTAATCAAAGAAGTAGTTTTCTTTGGTGAAAGATCACACGCAGGTACGGTTTTTGTTTTTGATGATTACCCTAAATTTAATATGGATCTTATATTAAAAGTTATAGTAAATGAATTTGGTTTTATGTTATTGAAACAAGGTAAGAATAAAATTTCATTGAAAAGAAATTAATGGACATAGATACAATATCTCTCGTACAACATAGAGTTAAAAAAGCTCTAACTCGTTTAAAGGATCACGCTATATATAGTGTTGACACTATGGAGAAACTACAATATGTTAGGGGTCAAATCAGATCTTTAGAGGATCTGCAACAGGATCTTAAAGACCTGCTGACAACAACGGAGTACGATGATGAACAAGTCCACGGAGATACCGAAACGGACTGAAGCACTTCTCGGAGCTTACAAAGCTAAAGACGAGATTGAAACAGTCCTAGATCCTAAATCGATCGATAAATCAACATTAGATAGTTTACCAACACCAACAGGTTATAGAATTTTAGTGCTGCCATATGCTGGCCCTAAAAAAACCAAAGGTGGTTTGTGGTTATCTGATACTACACAAGAAACAATACAAATGACTACAGTTTGTGGTCTTGTTTTAAAAATGGGAGATCTTTGTTACAATGATAAAGATAAATTCTCAAACGGACCTTGGTGCAAACTAAATGAATGGATTATTTTTAGTAGGTACGCAGGTTCTAGATTCAAAATAGATGGCGGAGAAGTAAGAGTGTTGAATGATGATGAAGTCATTGCAACAATTAATGACCCGAATGATATTTTGCACCATTACTAGGAGGACTAAATGGCAGAACAAAACACAAATCCAGAAGTTGAAATAGATACATCTGGTGTTAATGAAGAAACAATAACAGTAGATGCTCCAGAAGTATCCACTGAAGCTTTTGAAAAAAAACAAGAAGTTGATCTAGGTTATGTAGATGTTAGTGGTGGTGGTAATAAAACTGCTAAGGAACTTTTACAGGAAACTAAAGAAAAAGAAGAACCAAAAGCTGAACCTAAGTTTGAACAAGTAGAAGAAAAAGAAGAAGAATCAGGTCTTCAAGATTATTCTGACAAAGTTCAAAAAAGAATAAAAAAATTAACTTTTCAAGCTAAAGAAGCAGAACGTAGAGAAAGAGCGGCTGTTGATTATGCTAAAGGTTTAAAAGATAAATATGAAAGTGCTGAGAAGAAATTCGAAGAAACTGATACTAATTATCTTAACGAATATAATGCTAGAGTTGATTCAGAAAGAGATAAAGCAAAAGCTGAGTTGAGAATAGCATTAGACTCTAACGATGCAGATCAAATTATGGAAGCTCAAGATAAGCTTACTAAATTGGCTGTAGAGAAAGAAAAAGTTTCGATGTCTCTTGCTGATAAAGAGTCTAGAAAAAAACAAATAGAATCGCAACCTGTTGAACAAACGGAGGCTCCACAACCAAGAATTAGCACTAGGGCTCAAGAATGGGCTACTGATAATGAATGGTTTGGATCTGACAGAGTATTAACTTCTGCTGCTATGGGAATACATGAAGACCTTTTGCAGGAGGGAATTGACGCGGAGAGTGATGGCTATTATAATCAAATCAACAAACGTATGAAGGAGTATTTCCCTCAGAAATTTGCGGAATCTTCTACTGAAGAAACAACAAAAGCTGCACCCGTCCAAAACGTAGCTTCTGTTAGCAGAAGATCAGGTGGACGCAAGTCTGTGAAACTCACCAAATCGCAGGTAGTTATCGCTAAGAAATTAGGGGTGCCGCTAGAGGAATACGCAAAATACGTGAAGGAAGGATCTTAATATGAATGATAAACTAAAAACTTCACGCGAGTCTGAATCTAGAATAAAACTTTCTAGAAAGAAAGATTGGACTCCACCATCCAGTTTGGATGCGCCAGCTGCGCCGCAAGGCTATGCACACAGATGGATAAGAACTTCTACAAATGGTTTTGAAGATCCAGGTAATGTATCTAAAAAACTTAGAGAAGGTTGGGAATTCGTGAAAGCAGAAACCGTTTTAAGTGAAATGGGCGAACACGATTATCCTGTTATCCATGAAGGAAGACATGCTGGTTTAATCGGAATTGGTGGCCTTGTGTTGGCAAGGATACCGGAGGAGATATTGAAAAGTCGTGCTGAGTATTTTCAAAAAATAACTCAAGACAGAACAGACGCGGTTGATCGAGATCTTATGAAGGAGCAACACCCGGACATGCCTATCAATATTGATAGACAGTCTAGAGTTACCTTTGGTGGTAGTCGTAAAAAATAATTTTTTTGCATTACCTACTAAGATAGCTTGGATTAATAATAACAAACTAAGTTAAGGAGAAACTAAC